AAAGACCCGTGGCCCGTCCCGCTGAAGCACCTCGGCGGGGTAGTAGCCCGAGCTTCCCTGAACGTCCGCCTGGATAAGAAGCGACCGCCAGATTCCCTTGGGCTCGGCCGCCGTTCCGGCCATCAGGGGCGCGGACTCGGTCAGCACAGCGTTGCCTTCTACGGCAGTTACCATGAGCGACCCCGTGGATACGGACGGTGTGTAACCCTCATAGAGTAACGCCTGTTGACCTTGTGAAAGCTACCAGATGTAACTTTCCTGCTACTCTCCGCCCTCGTCGCGAAGTTCGTGATCTCCCATTGAGATCGGATCGGGCTGTTTCGGGGATGCGGAACCGTCGGCGTTTCCGGACTTGAGCGGACCTGTCGCACCTGGTCCCGCGTTTGAAGAACCCCTGCTCGCGGCGGAGAAGCCGGGCCGGAGAATCAGCGGAAGCTGAGAAGTTGTCGGCGGGTCAGCAGGGAAGTCGTCCCACTTGTCGTGCCATGCGTCGAGCAGCATCGCGCGGGCTTCCTTGTCGGAGAGAAGTCCCAGCCGGATTGCCATGTTGAGGGCCTGAAGGCGGCGGTGGATCGGCTCTTCGGAGATCTCGGGCCAGCGCAGCCGGACCTTCATTCCGAGGATGTTGAAGATGGTCTGGAAGACCTCGTCCATGACCTTCTGCCGGTTCTGCATGGCGAGCGTCGTGGACTTGTCGAGTGTTTCCGAGGCGGCGCGATTGCCGATCGACGGGTCCTGGGTGAGCGAGGGGAGCGGCACATCGAGTGCTGCCGCGATCATCGCTGCGAGCGGACGTCCGGCGTCGAAGTCCACCTTGGTGTTACCGCCGACGGCGGAAAGGTCTTGCCCGGATCCGAGAACGGCGGAGGCGCCGACGGCGAGACGTTCGCCGGTTGCGGGGTCGACGCGGGGGGCTGCGGCGATCTGAGCAGCGGTCCGGCGTACCGACTTGGACTTGTCGTTGGTGACCTTCCAGGCGAATCGGGCGTACGCCTTGGTAAGGGTGGCGCAGTTCTCCAGGAATTCCTTGTACGCCTTTGTCCACCACACGGCGGCGAGAACGTCGGGTACACCCCAGCGCCATCCGGTGAGCTTGTTGAACGCCGCGTGCACCATGATCTTCGAGTTGTCGATCGGGTAGTCGGCGATCTTCCCGCTGCGTCGGTTGCCGTTGAGCGCGGCGGAGGTCGGGTACCACACGGTCTTGTAGTTGTAGGAGGGCGTGGCCTCCGACTTGGCGTTCATGTCTGCGCGGAGCCACGGCCGCCCGTGCCGGTTGGGGTCGGGACTGGTGACCGGGCGGGTTTCTATGTCCTTGCTGGCTCCGGCTTCGAGGTCCCAGTCGTTCCAGGTGCGCTGGATGTAGAGAAGCCGCTCACGGTTGCCGCGCTGTGAGACGCCGTCGGTGATTTCCTCGAAGGGCACGCGCTGCACGGTCTTCTCACGCTTGTCGACAAGGAAGAAGAGGTTGCCGTCGGTGGACGCGCTCTTCTCCAGTTCCATCTGTGCGAGCGCGCCCGTGAGGACGTCGGTGAGTCCTTCAGGAAGTGTGGGGGTGGTGTTGACCGTTCGGGGGCGTCCCGGTCCGGAGCTGATGAACTCGGTGGGGACGACATTGACGCCGGAACCCCAGATGTATCCGGCCCGGACGTTGAGTCCTCGCTTGACGAGAGGGTTGATGGTGGCGACCGCTCGGCACAGTTCTGAGGCCCGGTGCAGTCCGTCAAGCGTGAACTGGTTGGCCCCTTCGCTGATTCCCATGAGCGGTCGCCAGCCGATGTCTTCCAGGGCGAGCTGGGCGGTAGAGAACTCTCCCGCCTCTTCGAGCTGTTCGCCGACGAGGCCGATCAACTCCTCGTTGCGGGCTTCGAGGGTGTTGACGAGAGCCCTCACCTCGGTGAGGGTCATCTCGTCCACGTTCTTCTCCGGCATCATAAATCACAGAGTAATCGACTATAACTCTGCGTTTATGCCGCTCCGCTGTACACCACCTTCTCCATGAGGACGAGGATCGCCCCCGCCAAAGTGATCGCAATGACCGAGGCATAGAGCTTGATCTTGATGCTGTTGAGTTCACTCTCAAGCTCTTCTGCCTGCTTGCGGTCCTCCTGGGCGCGTTGCGTCAGATTGTCGACCTTCTCCACAAGTGAGGTGAGTCGTCCATTCATGCGTTGCACCGCGTTGTAGATGTCTCTGACAGTGACGATCTCGTCGTCCCCCACTGTTACTTCTCCGCCTTGTTGCCCTCGGTCGGCTCGGACTGGGCCGGGCCGTTGTAGCCGTCAGCCGGGCCAGGGAGCTGTTCCTTGAGACCCGGGGCGCCGACCGCGCCGCCCTTGGCCACGGAGGTCGCGAAAGACCCCAGCATGGCAACAGCGGCGATGGAGAGGATGGCGGACCAGGGAAGGCCGTTGATGTGCAGCTTGCTGATGTCCTCCACCGAGAAGACGCCGATGGAAGCGGCCAGAGCCTGCGCACCCGTGAACACGGCGCGCTCAACGGCAGCGGCCCAGAAGCGGCCATCCGCTATGACTGACTTGAACGCCATGATGCATTCACCCCTCTTGTGAGCCGTAACGTCCCTTCAGAGGACGCTGGTTCGGGTTCGACCCGTGATCGGACGGAGACCACCAGAAGACCGATCGTGATCAGTCTACGCAGCGTAACCCTTTGGGTACGTTCGGTGACCTTTCCGATATCAGAATGGCGAGATCGACAACTCGTTGAAATCGTCCAAATCCCCCATTCCGAGAACAAGGTCGCTGGCGGCTTCCGATCCGGTGGTGCCGGAAGGAAGACCTTCTGCGACAGGAGCTGTTGCGTAGGCCAAGGCGTCGGCGTAGTCCGGGGACTTGCCGTGCTGCTTGCGCATCTCGTCCTTGGACATGATGAACAGGCGGCCCTGACGGAAGTGGTAGAAGACGATCGCGAGGTCGTCCTTCAACTGCTCGCGGTGCTGCTCGTAGTCGGGAGTGTGCCCGATCTGCACGCGGCCGTTGCGCATCGACTGACGGAGCTGGTCGAACCAGTACGCCCTTGCGTTGCCGTAGCCGTGGACCGAGCCGCCGACATCTGCCGGGGGAGAGGCTGACCCGTGCATCTCGTACACGGAGAACCAGGGCTTCTCCTCCAGGACCGCACGGGCGTTGAGGGTGTCGACCACACCGGCGCCGAGACCGACGGCGTCGACCCGGATTTCCACCCAGGGCGCCTTCAGCCGGGTTTTCACATCTTCCGCGATCTGGAGAACCTTGTGCGCGGAGGACACGGTGTCCGTGCCTGTCCACACGTCTTCGATGCGGGCGGAGACTCCGGCGTAGCTGACCACGACGTTCTTGTCCGTACCGAAGCGCGCGACGTCCACACCGAGCTTGACGACGGAGCCGATCGGCTGGCTGTTCTCCTCGTCGAACGCCATGGAGACGACCGACGGCGGGAACAGCGAGGACTTGGACACGTCGGGAAACTCGGCCAAGACCTTGGCGATGTAGCGCGGGTCCTTCTCGCCCCACGCGCGCAAGCGCTCCTCGCACCACGCCTTGGACACGAGTACTTCGTTGAGGATCCGGGGAACGGGCTCGCCGGTGAAGTTCGGCGTGGAGGAGGCGGGGATGGAGATGCGGTGCCAGTCCTGCTTGGTGTCTTCGCGCAGGAAGTTGTTGCCGAACTCGGTGTTGCGGTCGTCAGGGTTTCCGATGGCGAGGATGCGGCAGCCTTCGGTGGTGGTGATCGCTTCGACACCGGTCCAGATTTCCTCGGGTACACCACAGTTCCCGGACCACAGGGTGTACCCCTTGCGGCGGGTGAGCAGCATCGCCTCGGGGGGCACAGAGGCGCAGTACACCACGCCGTCGTAGTCGATCTTTTTTAGGTTCTGCGGGTAGAACTTAATCTTCGAGTCCTCGTGGGGGCGCGTGACGACGTATCCGTCGACCGACGACGTTCCGACATGCGTGCCGAAGTCGGACTCGGTGCCAGCCAGGTCACGCCTCCTCACCACCGAAGGACGCCCCGTCTTCAAGATCATCTCCTGAAGGTCGTCCGCCATCTGCGGGGACGAGGTGTAGATGATCCCCTGGCCCTGCTTCCAGTAGCCATCGCCCTGGAGATACGAGTCGAGGAGCAGCCCGATCTGCCGAGCGCTGGCCATACGGGCGTACCGAGGGACGCGCTTGGTCAGGCAGTTGTCTCCGAACTCAGCCATGTGTCGCCCGAGCTGCGTGTCCGTGACATGGACCTGAGTCCCCGCATGGCGGGGATTGAATCCCAGGCGTGCGGCCAGGTCGAAGATCTCTTGACGAACGGCGTCGTCCTTCTGTGAGATGCCGATCCCGTAGACCTGGCCACGG